ACTTCAAGTGTTGGGTGAGGAGGGAGTACACCTGTAATCACGACAAATACCACGGAGAGTTTATACACGCAATGGCAATAGCCGTAACGACTATGCCAAATCGTTGTTTGAGCTTTCAAGTTATATTTACAGGATCGGAAACTGATGGAACAAAAAGTCCAAATGTTCATGGGGGAGCAATGTGGGCTAGGATGCCAATAACAGGTTTAATGGCAGACATACCAGTTGAGGAGTGGCCCGAACCAATGTCAACGCATGATGCACAACCCTGGGACTGTTCCTCTCATCATCATGCTGTGTACACTTTGGATAGAGCCACTCCTTGCCCGTGGTTAGCAAAGATAGGTGGTGAGATGTATCCAGCTAAGTATTTGTTTACTGTTGATTATACAGAGAGTGAGATTGCTGATGATCCAGCACAGCATAAGCAGAGTCATGTTATGTATTTGCTAGATGCAGGTGAATGGACAGGTAATGTTGTAGCACTTCCTAATAACAGAGTTAGAGTTACGCACCCTGCCTGGTTTGAAACAGGTACGGGTGCACCAGATTTTAGACCATCACAGCATACACATTATTCAAAGTCTGATTTAGATTATACACTTGATGTAAATAAAATTTTTGACAACCTTTACAATGAAGAATAACTTTAACATCCCGACAGAGTATCTCACAGATGATGAGATGTCTAAGTTGGGTGAGATTGTTTCTAGGCTTACAGAGTTAGAAAAAAGAGATACTTATCAAACAAACTTTATTGATTTTGTAAAGCATATTTGGTCTTCATTTATTGAGGGTCGTCATCATAAGATATATGCAGAGAAGTTACAGAATGTTGCTGATGGTAAATCAAATCGTTTGATTGTCAATATGCCACCACGACACACGAAATCTGAGTTTGCAAGTTATTTATTTCCTGCTTGGTTGATGGGTCGTAAGCCGACAAGTAAGATTATACAGGCAACACACACATCTGAGTTGGCTGTGGGTTTTGGTCGTAAGGTTAAGAACTTGATTGATTCACCAGAGTTCTCTGACATATTCCCTGATGTGTCGTTAGCGTCTGATGCTAAAGCATCTGGTCGTTGGTCTACAAACAAGGGTGGTGAATACTATGCTGTTGGTGTGGGTGGTGCGTTAGCAGGACGTGGTGCTGATCTTCTTATCATTGATGACCCTGTTTCTGAACAAGATGCACTTAATCCTACAATGTTAGACAATATTTACGAATGGTATACTTCAGGTCCGAGACAAAGACTTCAGCCTGGTGGTTCTATCATTATTGTTATGACAAGATGGAGTATTCGTGACCTGACAGCTAAAGTGCTTAAAAAACAGGCAGAGGGTGGAGCAGACAATTGGGAAGTTGTAGAGTTCCCTGCGATATTCCCAGATTCAAACAACGTGCTTTGGCCCGAATACTGGAAAAGAGAAGAGTTAGAAGCAGTTAAATCATCTATTCCCGTTGGTAAGTGGAACGCACAATATTTGCAGAACCCAACTGCTGAAGAAGGTGCGATTATCAAAAGGGAGTGGTGGAACATCTGGGAGAATGATGATCCACCACAAGTTAGTTATATCATACAATCCTATGATACTGCATACAGTAAATCTGAAAGAGCTGATTTTTCTGCTATTACCACTTGGGGTATCTTTGAACCCGTTGATGGAGAAGGAGAAGCGATTATACTTCTTGATGCAGAAAGAGGACGCTGGGATTTCCCAGAATTAAAAGATAATGCTTATAGATTGTATAAAGAGTACGATCCTGATATGATTCTAATAGAACAAAAGGCAACAGGTACGCCTTTGACACATGAGTTAAGGAGAATGGGTATTCCAGTGACACCTTTTACGCCAAGTCGTGGTGCAGACAAGTTTACACGTATGAACGCCTGTGCACCTGTCTTTGAAAGTGGCATGGTTTGGCGACCTGACACAAGGTTTGCAGACGAAGTTGTAGAAGAATGTGCAGCATTTCCAAATGGCGAACATGACGATTTAGCTGATAGTATGACACAAGCTATCTTGCGTTTTCGTCAAGGAGGGTTTATCATGACTCCAAATGATTACGAAGATGATGAATATTACCGAGAGAAAAGGGAGTATTATTAATGGCAGAACCACTCGGACCAGGCGGACCAATAGAACTTGTACCAGAGTCTACTGAAACACCTGTTGATATTGTAGAATTACCACAACAGCCTGGCATTGCACAGATGGAAGATGGTAGTGCATTGATTGGTGAGTTACCACAAGAAGAAATGATGCCAAAGGAAAATATACCTTTTGATGCTAATCTTGCAGAATTTATAGAAGAAGATGAACTTGGTAGAATATCCACTGATTTAATGTCTTCTGTCAAAGATGACATGACATCTCGTGAAGAATGGGAAAAAATATACAAATCTGGTATTGAGTTACTTGGTATTAAATATGAGGATAGAAGTGAGCCTTTTGAAGGTGCGTCTGGTATTGTACATCCATTGCTGTCTGAGAGTATTACACAGTTTCAAGCACAGGCTTACAGAGAATTACTGCCATCAGGAGGTCCTGTAAGAGTTGATATTGTAGGAGATGAAAACCCTGCTGTCGTTGCACAAGCAGAACGTGTTAAAAATTATATGAATTACGAAATAACATACGTTATGGAAGAGTTTGATCCAGAACTTGACCAGATGTTATTTTATCTACCAATAGTAGGTTCAACATTTAAAAAAATATACTTTGATCCATTATTGCAAAGAGCTGTCAGTAAGTTTGTTCATGCCGAAGATATTGTTGTTCCTTACTCAGCAACTGATTTACTAACAGCATCACGTATTACTCATGTTGTTAAAATGAGTAAGAATGATGTTTTAAAAATGCAGTTATCAGGTTTTTATAAGGAGACAGACCTACCTTCTTATGGAACAGGTTCTAGTGATTACTCTGATATACAGGAAGAGATAGATAAAGCTGATGGCATATATAATTCTAACGAACAAGAAGAAATAGTTATTTACGAGATTCATACAAACCTAGATATAGAGGGATTTGAGGATATGAATCAAGATGGTGAACCAAGTGGTTTAAAATTACCATATATTGTTTCCATATTAGAAAAAACAGGAGATGTTTTAGCTGTTCGTAGAAATTATGACCAAAATGATCCACTAATGATGAAGAAACAGTATTTTGTTCATTATAAGTTCTTGCCAGGTCTAGGTTTTTATGGATTTGGTCTAACACACATGATGGGTGGTTTATCAAAAGCATCAACTAGTTTACTCAGACAACTTATTGATGCAGGTACGTTAAGTAATTTACCTGCTGGATTCAAAGCTAGAGGTGCAAGAATACGAGATGAAGATACACCTTTGGCACCAGGCGAATTTAGAGATATTGATAGTGCAGGTGGAGATATAAGACAATCATTGATGCCTTTGCCGTTTAAAGAGCCATCAGGCACCCTTTATAACCTCTTGGGTACATTGATAGACTCTGGTAGACGTTTTGCCTCTGCTGCTGACCAAAAGATAGGTGAGATGTCAGGACAAACACCTGTTGGTACAACAATGGCTGTTATGGAACGTGGCACAAAAGTTATGAGTGCTATCCACAAACGTCTACATTACGCACAAAAACAGGAGTTTAAATTATTAGCAAAAGTATTTGCTATGAATCCAGCACCTTATCCTTATATGATTGCTGGTGCTCCACCAACAATTAAGCAAACAGATTTTGATGATCGTATAGATGTAGTTCCCGTGAGTGACCCAAACATCTTTTCTATGTCACAAAGAATTGCATTGGCACAAACACAGTTGCAGTTAGTTCAAAGTAATCCAGAGGTTCATGGTGGACCTCAAGGGTTATATCAAGCGTATCGTAAGATGTATGAAGCACTAGGTGTGTCGAACATTGACCAGATGTTGCCACCTCCTCCACAGCCTATGCCTGTTAATCCTGCAAAGGAGAATCAAGAAGCAATGAGAGGTGGTCGATTACAAGCGTTTCCACAACAGAACCATTCAGCACATATCGAAGCACATTTAGCTATATTTTCAACAAGTGCAGCTCAAATCAATGCAACGATTGCCATGACATTACAAGGTCATATACAGGAACATATTGGTATGATGGCAGAAGCTATGGCACAACAAGAGATTATGGCTAATATACCACCAGAACAACAAATGATGATGCAACAAAATCCTCAAATGCAACAACAGATGCAAAATGATGTTCAAAATAGAGCTGCTGAGATTATTGGTGAATTAACAGAGAAGTATGCACAAACTGTGGCACCTTCGTCATCTGAAGATCCGTTAGTAACAATTAGAAAACAAGAACTTGCTCTCAGGGGACAAGATATAGAAAGAAAAGCTGAAGAGTTTGAGAAGAAACAAGAACTTGATAAAGAAAAAGAAAGAAATCAAAGACTTGTAGATCAACAAAGAATTGACATTTCAGAAGAGGCGTTAAATGATAAAACACGTATTGCAGAAGATAGAATCCAAGCTCAAAGAGATATTGCGAGTGCTAACATCAATAGGAGAAATCAAAGTGGTTAGTTCAATTAGAGAAAAAATATATCAAGTAGAAAAAGAAAAAAAGGTTGAGAGAAGAAAGGCTAAAGAGAAAGCTAATAATCCTGAACCAGTGTTTCACGAAGTAAAAGAACCTGAAGTTGATAAAGTAGTTGACAGTGGTGAGGTAAAAGCTACACCTAAAGTTACAAAATCAAAGATAAAGAAAAAAGGCAGACCAAAAAAGGAGAAGTAATTATGAGTCAAAAAGGTATGAGAGCAGGAGTCAAAGGCAAAAATGTTACTTCTCGTCAAAAAGATAGAATAACGAGAAGGTTACAACTATTAGGACCTGACGATCAGTACACACCACAAGCAGTTAGAGATCAAATAGATTATTTAACTGGCATACTTAAAGGTAAAGGAGCAGCAGGTCGAGAGGGCTACAAAGAAGGTGGTTCCGTTAAGAAAAATTTAAAAGCAGTTCCTGAAGGTAATAAAGGTTTGAAAAAATTACCAACTCAAGTTCGTAACAAGATGGGTTTTATGAAAAAAGGTGGTGAAGTTGACCCTACAAAATTTACAGGTACTTTAAAAGGTAATTTTAAAAGATTAGCTGGAAATGCTATTCAATCTTTACATAATATGACGTTTCCTAAAGAAGAAAGAGAAAAATTACAAAAAATACAAAAAGATGATTTAGATAAGTATTATCTTGATAAAGAAAAAAAACGTAAAAAAAGAAAAGCTGGTAAAGAAATGAAAAAAACTGTTTTACAAGTTCTTGGAAAAAAACAAGGTGGTGAAGTCAAGGGTGGTACATCATCACAAATGACAGGTAAGGAGTTCAAAGGCATATTCTAAATGGCAGATCGCAGAAAAGGATTTACAACTAAAGAGGAATCAATACAACTTTTTTCTGGCATGACACCAGCACAGAGAAGAGCTATGGATAGAATTTCTGAAAATCGTCAATACAATGCAAAACATAAAAAAAATTATGGGATAGAGCCTTATACTGGACAAAAAAAATTTAGATTTAACAAAGGG